AATTTATAAAGACTTTATAAGGGGTATCAGCTTTATTAACTAGCTTGTGAAACTTTTAAAACTTGTAAAGCTTGTAAAGTTCGCATTAAAAAACTTTATAAAGTTATCCACACTTTACAAAGGCTGTGGATAAGTTGTGTATAACTTGTAAAGCTTGTAAAGTCTTGATGTGCCTTTATAAATTGTAGTGATGTTCCATTATAAGGGGTAGGCAGGAGCCACCCACCACCCACCCCCTATATATATAAAACATATACATTTCAGGAAGATTTAGAATATTAACCAGCCCCCTAACTTTACAAAGGTTTCGCCATGTTTGATATATTATTTTGAATAAGTTTGTGACGTAAGACTGGGTGTTAGATATATATATAACCCTGGGGAATCTTACAATTCTATTGTACACATTTATTTCGGTTTTGTCAAGTCATTTGCGAAATAAAGTAAAAAAACTTCATAAAGCTTGACAAGTTTGTAAAATAACTCTATAATAAAGACATGGCAACCAATTATTTAGCTGAAACAAAAGACAGGAACCTTACTGAAAAGCAGGAAGCGTTCTTGGGTCACCTCGTGGATACAGGAGGAGACTTTAAAAAGTCAGCCGAACTTGCAGGTTACTCCGGCAATCACTATCAAGTACTAAAAAGTTTAAAAGAGGAAGTAGTAGATTTAGCCCAAAACGTACTTGCAAGGGAAGCCCCTACAGCAGCGTTCAAGATTATAGAGGTTTTGAAGTCAGATAAGCCTGTACCTCAAGCCAACTATAAGCTACAAGCTGCACAAACTATACTAGATCGTGTAGGGGTTAGTAAGACAGATAGGATAGATGTTAATCATAATACCGGTGGTGGTATATTTATTCTTCCAGAGAAAAAGGCGATTGACATTACGGATGGAGATTATGAAGAAGTATCTGAATAATTTGTTTGACTTTATCAAACACAATCCTGTAGATGCTGTATTAGTCTTTATAGCTGGATGGTGTATTGGATTAATCATACAATGAAGATATTTTTAACAGAGATAGAAGCTTACGGTACAACCTTTGCAGGTCCTAACATTGTAGCTTCAACATACGAACAAGCAGAACTAGCTGCAGCCCAGAATCATTTGGTTGTTGTAGGTGAGTTAGATAGCATCTATGTAGATGATGATCTAGAAAAAGAACACCTTAATACTATACCTAAAGAAGAAGATAGGATACTACACTAATGTTATTAGAAAGATTACAATTTAGAAAAGGTGGCAAAGCTAAGTCCACTGTCAACAAAGCCGGTAACTATACTAAGCCCGGACTACGTAAAAGAATATTTCAACGTATAAAGTCACAAGCTTCACATGGTACTGCAGCCGGTAAATGGTCTGCACGTAAAGCACAAGCACTAGCTAAAGCTTATAAGAAAGCTGGTGGAGGGTACAAGTAATGTTAAAGAAGTCACAAAAATCATTAAAAGATTGGGGCAAACAAGATTGGGGTACTAAGTCTGGTAAGAAGTCTAGTGAAACAGGTGAAAGATATTTACCTAAGAAAGCTAGAGAAGCATTAAGTGATTCAGAATATGCAGCTACGACAGCAAAGAAAAGAAAAGATAAAGCTGCCGGTAAACAACACTCCAAACAACCAGATAAGATTGCAGATAAAACAAAGAAATTTAGAATGGCGAAAGGTGGTAAAGCAGATGGTAGGTTAAAACGAGCAGGAGTAAGTGGTTACAATAAACCCAAGCGTACTCCCAATCATCCTACTAAATCACATATTGTTGTTGCTAAATCTGGTAGTACAATTAAAACTATTAGATTTGGACAACAAGGTGTTAGTGGTGCTGGTAAAAATCCAAAGACCGCTAAAGATAAAGCCAGAAAGAAATCATTCAAAGCTCGTCACGCTAAGAACATCGCCAAAGGTGTATTGTCTGCAGCATACTGGGCTAACAAAGTTAAGTGGTAATAAGAACTATTAGTTTAGTTTTATTGATGAGTTGTGTAACAACATCAAACAATAATGAGTTTGACAAGTGTAAAGACATTTATTATGCTGCTTACTCTGAAGAAATAGTCTTAGAAGAATGGCATAAATGCATACAAGGAGAAGATAATGGGTAAACAAATAGGTAGTGACGAAAAACCTTTTACGTTTAAATCACCCATATATAAAAATACACATGGAAGCAAGGGTGCTAATCCTAGACCCGGATTCTATACACAAGACTATAGAGATAACTGGGATAGAATATTCGGTAAAAAGAAAGCCGAGGATAGTCCAAAAGAGGACTAGGAGAATAATAATGACAATGATTAAAGAATGGTTAGACAAAGTAAAGAAAGCTTATAGTAAGTTATTCAAGAAAGCTCTAGCTCCAAAGAAACAAACAAAGAGGAAAACAAATGTTAAAAGAACTACTAGAAAAAAAAGTAAATAGTATGATTGAAACCAATGACCTAACAGACATGCAAGTATGGGGTGTTATGTGTGGTATAGGTTTTGTATCAGCATTTATAATTATGTGGGTAGTCTAACAGACTAAATTATCTAAAATGTTATTACCTGACGGATACATGAAAAGAAAAACTTCAACCATTCCGTTTGGGTATGAGTTAGATGATATCACAGGATATTTAAAACCAATTGAAGATCAGCTCGAAGCTTTACAAATTGCAGAAAACATGATAGTCAACGAAGAGATATCATTACAAGCTGCTGTAGATTGGTTAGAATATAAAACAGAACGAAAAATTTCTACTCCCGGTTTAAAGAAACACATCGATAAAAAATATGGTAAACGAAACGAAAGACTGGGAGAGGAATCCTCATCTCTACTTACAGGATGATGATGGTAATTTCATCTTAAAGAAAGATGGAACTCCAAAAAAGAAAGCAGGTAGACCTAAGACCTCAACAGAAAAAGCTATCAAAGCTGCGAGGGCAACTGTGGGTCGTAAGCAGCGTAACATTAAAAAGCTTGAAGCCAAGCTTAACAACGCTAGACAATCTTTTAAAAAACAAAAAGAAACAATTCAAAAACTTGACAAGACTGTAGAAGGTCCTGTCACCACAGATGAACTTGACAATCTTCCCAAGGCTGTACAAGAAAATCTAGACAATCACAAAGTATTATTCCACGCTAACGAAGGTCCTCAGACAGACTTTCTTGCTGCCGGTGAAAAAGATGTATTGTACGGTGGAGCTGCCGGTGGTGGTAAATCGTTTGCCATGATCGTAGACCCACTAAGATATTGTCACAAGAAAGCTCATCGTGCTTTAATCCTCAGACGTTCTATGCCAGAACTTCGTGAGATGATTGATAAGTCACGTGAGTTATATCCACAAGCTTTTCCCGGTGCTAAGTTTAGAGAAGTTGAAAAGCTTTGGAACTTTCCAAGCGGTGCAAAGGTTGAGTTTGGTTTCCTTGAGAGAGATGCAGACGTATACAGATATCAAGGACAAGCATATAGTTGGATAGGCTTTGATGAGATTACTCACTTACCAACAGAGTTTAGTTGGAACTATCTTGCTTCACGACTAAGAACAACTGACCCAGAAATACAAACATACCTTCGCTGTACTGCTAACCCCGGTGGTGTTGGTTCTCATTGGGTTAAGAAAAGATACATAGAACCCTCAGAACACAACACAAGTTTTCAAGGTGGTGATGGACTTACACGTAAGTTTATTCCGGCTAAGTTAGCTGATAACCCATACCTTGCAGATGATGGTGTCTATGAGCAAATGCTTAAATCTTTACCACCGATTCAACGCAGACAATTGCTTGAAGGTAACTGGGATGTAGCAGAAGGTGCTGCTTTTGTAGAGTTTGACCCACTACATCATGTGATTACTCCATTTGAATTACCCTTACATTGGGAAAGAGTTAAAGCAGTTGACTATGGATACGCTGCAGAAAGCTGTTGTTTATGGGGAATAATGGACCAAAATGACGGAACTTTAATAATTTATAGAGAATTATACAGAAAAGGCTTGACAGGAGAAGAATTAGGTAGTATAATAACAAGTATGGAACTAGAAGACCCTTACTCGGTCTCTGGTGTCTTGGATACAGCAGCGTGGGCTAGAACAGGTACTACAGGACCTACTGTTGGAGAAGCACTTGTACGAGCAGGACATAAGCTTAGACCAGCAGATAAGAATAGGGTACAGGGTAAAATCCAGATACATGAGTTTCTAAAGGTTCAAGATAATGGTAGACCTAAGTTACAGATATTTAATACATGTCCAAACTTAATAAGAGAATTACAGTCTATACCGTTATCAAAGAACAATCCGGAGGATGTGGATACACATGCTTCCGATCACGCATATGATGCATTGCGTTATATGATAATGAGTAGACCACGAATGGTAAGTACATTCGATCAGTTGAGAGGATTAAAAAGAGATATCCATCAACCGGCTGACTCCACATTTGGATATTAAAGTTTATGGCAGACAACGATAATACATTTTTAAACGCTGACAATCTCTATCAAGATGTAGAAGGTGAAGCTGGTAAAAATCTTGATCTTGAAATAGAACAAAAAAGTAATCTTGTAGGTATTGTTAAATCAAGATTTACTGTTGCTGAAGACTCTAGACGTTCAGATGAATTACGTTGGTTACGAGCATACGAAAACTACAGAGGACTTTACAACAAGTCCATTAAGTTTAGAGACTCAGAGAAGTCTCGTATCTTTGTAAAGATTACTAAAACAAAAGTACTTGCTGCTTTTGGTCAACTTGTTGATGTAATCTTTGGTACAGGTAAGTTTCCAATCGGTATTGCAGAAACTAAAATACCTGAAGGTGAATTAGCTAATGCACACTTAGATACTCAAACAGGTGCACCCGGATTAGAAAGCACAATAGGTGGTGGTGAGTTACCAGATGATATTGGTAACAGAATGGATAATCCTTACGATGTTGGATACGAAGGTGATGGTAAAGTTCTTAAACCCGGAGCTACTTTCCAAAAAGGAATCTTTGAAGAGTCTTTAGAAGACATGGTTGAAGATCAATTGGTTGAAGGCTTTAGTCCTATACCTACAGTCTTAGAAATTTCTCCAGCACAAAAAGCTGCGAGGAGAATGGAAAAACTTATCCACGATCAAATAGATGAATCAAAGGGTTCATCAGAAATTAGAAATGCTCTTTTAGAATCTTCTCTACTTGGTACAGGGATTGTAAAAGGACCATTTAACTTTAATAAGAAACTTCACAAATGGGAAACCGGTGAAGACGGTGAAAGAAGTTATAACCCATTAGAGGTTAGAGTACCTAGAATTGAGTTTGTTAGTTGTTGGGATTTTTACCCAGACCCCGGAGCTACTAGCATTGAAGAGTGTGAGTATGTTATCCACAGACACAAACTAAACAAATCTCAACTTAGACAACTTCGTAACATGCCTTACTTTGATGAGGATGCTATACGTAATTGTTTACAAATGGGTGCTAACTACGAAGAGAAAAGCTTTGAGTCACATTTAAAAGATGATGCAAGAGCTGATGAAGACTATCAAACAAACTTTGAAGTTCTTGAATACTGGGGA